ACCCACCTTTAAACAGGCTTCCACTCGCTGCTTCTGCAGCATTAACCTTAATTTGAGCGAGGGCCAACTCTTGAGCGTGTTTTTCTGACATGGTTGCAATCTCATGGGATAACTTTCGTTTGAGATCTTGATCAGGTATTGCTTTATCTAGTATCTTAGATACTGGTTGTATAAGATTATCTAATAGCCCCATTATCCTCCCCTTTGTTTCCACGCTTGGCTAGTTGATTAAATCCAATAAAACTGCCGATTATTCCCATGTTGGATAATATCCAAATTTCGCCGATACCACTCAAGTGATCAATTCTATCTATAGGAACGACAGGTGTCATTAATACAATAATAAATACCGTTACGGTTATTGCAGAAAACCAAACCAAATGACGTTGCTGATCTTCTTTCTTGTCACGGTTCTCAAGCAAAATCATACGCTCTCTGCGTTCTAATTCTTTATCGTCTACAATCCCATCACCGTTTTTATCTAACAGCTCCCATGTAGAACCTTTTTGTAATTTTTTTTGTGTCATGTCGTTAACAACCATCCTCTATGGTAAAACTCTACTGTATCAGATTTTTTTCTTTGATCAAACAAATACCAACACACATTGTCCTTACCTGTATGGGGTGTTTCTGGAAACCACTTCACTCTACCGACACTTTGTATTTTTTGACAATAAGGTAAGTATTCTATGGCTTGTATCGTGTGCATCCAATCTGCATAGAACAATAACCAACTAGGTCTAATGGCAGATAAGTGCATAATGGTGTCATGTAGTACCTCTCTTGACCAAGGCGGGTTTGTAATAATTAAATCTGTATCTACACCTATTTCTTTTAAGGTTAAGTCAAATACATTAGCTTGTTTTATATCTTCTCTTTGTGGATGAATATCAGAACGCCACTTGCATTTTAAATCAGAAAACTGATCCATAGCATTTATAAGTGAACCGTTGCCCGCCATTGGTTCGGCATAAGAAATATAACCCTCTAAGTGAGGTAACAAAGGTTCTAACGCTTTTGCAGGCGTTGGATAAAAATCCTTATCTATCCTGCCAAACTCTGATCTTTTTCCCATTATTGTATAAATAACCATTTTGGAGGAAAAAGTATAGTCCAATAAAAAGCAGACAAAACAATAATGTACAATAAGAGGTCTTCAATTTCCATCTTGTTGTTTTTTCAACCATATTGCAAAGAAGATTAGTCCTACAAGAGAACATATTAAGATAACGACAAAAAGACCTTCAATCATTCTTTGTTTAAGTTCTTGTCTCTTGTAAATAAGCTCTTGTCTTTTTTTACGAATAGTACCCTCCATCTTCAACAAATCGTCCCAAGCCTTTACACCAAACTTAAATTTAACGTACTGTTGCAACTCATATCTTTGTTTTTCAAGGGTTTTTTGTGCAACCAAAGACTTCATGGCAGCTTCTTCTACCGTGTCACCGCTCAACATCTTTTTGTAAAAAGGCGGGTTTTTGCAAGTCTTAACTGCATTGTCTATGTCACTGGAGGCATTCATCCATCTTGACAGATCACCGCTCATCTGTTCAATGTCCCGCCCCATGGCAAACGCTTTTTTTATGTTGTTAAAAGCTGCTGTACTTAGGCTTACAGCCGTTGCAATACTAGCGGGATCCAACATTAGAATATTCCTTTAAACTTCTGAGGTCTAGCAATCTTGCTGAACCCCTGTACAACTCCTCCCTTACTTTTTTTGTTTGCGGTTGATAAAGCTATAGCCACAGCCTGATTTTGAGGATACCCCTCGTCTCTAAGCTTGCTTATGTTCTTACTTATTGTTTTCTGACTAGAACCTTTTTTTAAAGGCATTTATGAACAACCGTGGTAATTACCACCCTTGATGGCTGCCCCCATACCTCTAACCGTCATAGTCGTCAGCTTAGTAGGAACTTGTACCTCTTTAGCCTCGCCATAAGGTATGGTGCCCTGACCCTTGATTTCTGCAGACATTGTTGCCTTTGGTGCAGGACCGGGTGTGTTTGTAACTATTTTAACTTTTCTAGCCATTTTTATTAGCTCCTATTTTAATAAATCTTTGTAATAATTTGAGATTGATTGCATAATATTAGAAGGACTTTTTATTCTTTTAGTTTGAGACTGTCTAAAAAGTTGTTCGTCCACAGCTTTTAACTGTCTAGTCGGTGTTGATTTAGATGAACGACTTCTGTAGCCTTTTCTTCTACTAGTATTTGTGGATGTATTTTCAATTTTTTTTCGTTTAAGCACCATGCTATTTACCTCTCTGCTTTAACAGTTCTCTTTCCATTGCGCTTTGGATCCTAGCGTCGGTCTGGGCTTCCTGACTGGCTAACCTCTTATTAAACTGATCTGCTCTAATCTGTTGATTTTGTGCTTCCAGTTGTAGTTTAGCCCTGTCTGTGTTTGCCTCATTCTGTTCAGACTGTGCCCGAATCTGTAGCTCTTGCTCTTTTAGTTTTACCAGAGGATCAGGTCCTTGACCAGATATTTGTCCAGATAGTTGCTTAACCTGTTGCATACCTTGTGCCACCAACTGAGCCACCATAGCCTGAAACTGCATTTCCTGACCTTCTGCAGGCATAGGTCCTGCCTGTGCCATTTGAGCCTTAGCTTGTTCCTCGGCTTGTATCTTGACGTGTTCCAAAACGTGCTTTTGTAGTGTAGCTGCCACAGGTGGTACAGAGGCCACCATCGGTGTACTACCAAAGATCAAATGAGCCTGTATGTGCGCCTGATGGTTCTGACCCTCAAACGCTTTTAACGTCATCATCTCCATTGCATTTATGTTTTCCTGTGCAGGGTCCAAGGGGCGCGGTTCCTCATCTGGCATAGATTTTAAAAGCCTGTCCACATCCGAAACACCTATCGCTTCATACATATCCCTATATACTTCATACATATTGTGTATCTCAGGGGCTTGAGCCGCTAATTGCATCTTGGTCTGCGCCAAAGCTATCCTCTGAGCCTGACTAAAGGTATTCGGGTTAGAAACAGGTAGGATATCCACCCGCTCGTCAAAGTCCTGCGCCATGATCTTTTGATCCTGACCCTCTACCGCATAAGGATATTCCTGCGGTAAGAACTCACTCATTACCTTAGCTAACAGTTTAAACTCCAACCTCAGAGCGTAATGGAGCCTTTTGTGTACCGCACTCATCACACGGCTACCCTGCTCCAGTAACGCCAGTGTTGTACCCACTGCAGCCTGTTGATTACCGTCCCCGACCTTCATATCGGTGATCGTCGCAAAACGCTGCCCCGCCTGAACAACAAAACCCAATAAATTAAATAACGTCTGGTCAGGACCCTTAAACGGTAATGGCATCAAGCTGTCCCTGATGGCACCGCCCGGTGCGTCTACGTCCCTAAATTCACCCGGCTGTAAAGGATCCTCGTCGTCCCTGATCCGTAGGCCACGGGCTTTAAAACCCGCAGGAAGATTAGATAACGTACCTGCATCTATCAACTGGCGAAGGGCTGCGGTTGCCGTTCTGGACAACCCGCCAATCGTATGAATTAACCCCAGTCCATAAAAACCAAAGCCCGGTAAAAATTTAAAATGTACAAAATATTGTATTTTTTTCTTGAGGCTATCCCCCTCTTTATAGTTTCTTCTGATCGACAAGATCTGACCATTGTCCTGAGAAATGGTTACAACATAAGGAAGCTTCACCCCTGTAGGCTCGCCCTCGTCGTCCACCTCCTCAAACCCTTTTAAGTCCAGATCCACATGACATTCCAAGAGCGTACAGTCATAGTCAATCTGGGAAGGTTCCATGCCCGATATCCTGTTGATCTCACCCTGTACCTCGGTCACGTCCCCTTGCACAGGTATCACGTTAATATCCCTATAAACCCCTGCCAGTTGTTGCTTTCTTAGGTCATTCAACCCCATACGAATAATATGCGTGACATTCGGACAGGTGTCCAAGTCCGACGTGTCATAAGGCACAATTAACTGTTCTGCAGGTACAAACTTGCTGACAGCCTGACCCATAACCTCATCAAAATACACTTTTTTAAACGTACTGCCCGCCAACGGTAGATAAAACAGCATCTGATCCATGTCAGGCGTGTAATCCTCCATCACATTCGTAATATAGTAGTTCATAAAGTGACGAACCCGCTCGGACTGCTCCTGCTTGGCACGGGTATCTTCCCCCATAATCACCGTTCTAACAGGACCTGAAGAAGGTAGTAGCTCGTTAAACGCCTGTGCCTGAAACTGCGTAGCTGCCTCCGCCAACAAAGGATGCGTCACGCCACTCGCTCCCCTAAACGGTTGGGATCTCTCCTCATAATTAAAGCCCAGAAGCTCCAGACCATCTGTATAAGCGTCCTCCCACTCCTGACGACTAGCCTTATTCGCATCAAACTCGCCCAATAACTCAGAAGATATACGTCCCAGTTCCGTATCAGAAATCATCTCCGCAAGGTTTTCTGTAAATCCCGCCTCGGTTCTCTCCTCCTCAGGCTCGAAGTCCACCGTCACCCCGCCATCGTCTTCTTCCGTAATCTCAATCTCTATATCGGGATCCGTGAGCAACGGCTCGTCGGTACTGGGTATTTCTAGCTCTATCTCGGCCTTTAGATCCTCTTCGTCCAACTGCGAAGGGACGTTTGTGTCCATTAAACTTCCAACTGTGTCTACCATGTTATGTTCCTAAATTAGTAATACGCCCTCACCTTAACAGAATTTTCTTCATCTTGCCAGTCATCTGTT